GATTCACTTCACGCTGGCTTGCCAACCTGCATCAATCCGCCCAATAAAGTGAGGAGAACTGTCGGGCGATTGAAAAGAAGGCCCAGTTATCCGACCCACTCTTACATAAGTGGCAGTGGATGTTTTAGTTGTTGAGTTGAGAGTGTCTATTACTTGCTTTGCAAGTTGTACCATCTGCTGGCAGCGTGCCGGACCTGTACTTTTGGGAGCAAAACAACGAACAATTAACGCGCCCCTAGCGTAATCAAGAGAACCGTCAATTGTCGCTTCAGTTGTCAAGCCAAAAGTAACGTTAATGCGAACGTACTCTTTCGGTGGATCCGGAGGAACTGCGGTGATATTATCAAAGTAGACAGGAATGGGTGGTATCTGCGTATTGTATGCAGTTAGTAGAGGTGCTTCAATGGCGGCGCGGATGGATTGATAATTCATCAGAATGACTCCTTGAAGCCAAGGCTAACGCCACGGCCAAGATCTCTCTTTAATCCGCCACCCTGCGTGTAAGTGTAATACCAGTCAGGCTCCGCCGTAATCATTGCATTTGGCTTCTCGCCGCTGTCGTATCCTATTGATACGTCGTAGCGAAGCGACGGCTCCTGCCCTCCATCTCCATCCTGTGGGCGAAAACCAAACTCAATCGGATCTTTTAGTGGGTCGCTGTCATCGGGATGACTGTAAACAGCAAGGTCTTGGTCAATTGCAATTCCCGCATGAGGGGCACTATTGACCACCTGGAAGCTGAATTTGCCATTGCTGAGCGCTTTCTCGTACCTAGAAACTGGAAAGTTTCTTTTTGTATAACTATAGATTCTTCCTTTTCCTCTTGGCGATGCGCCAGACTGGCCTTCAACCACCACATCCCAAGACGCAGAAAATTCACCACTCCAGGCGGGACCGACCTCAACTAAACCATTTGTGATTTCAACTGCGGCACTTTGGATTCCCTTGGCAACAGCCTTATTGATTCCCTTCATTAAGTCTTTTGCTATTCTTCTTTCAGGCCCACCACCTCTAAATTTTGCCATATCAGCTCAACCTCGCAACTACTGAATGCAGTATAGGGTTATCGCCACGATATGAATACATCCCAACGATTTTCGCTGTACGAGCAATACTGTTCTGCGTATAGCGAATAGAGTCAGTCGTCTGCGGATAATATCCAGATAGCGCATCGGCGGCAAAAATAATCTTTACGTCAGTTTGCTGATACAGCCCTTGCGTCTGCTCTGGCTTCAGTTCAGAAATTACAATCTTGATCGCAATCTCGGTCGCTGCCCCAGAAACGGTACCAGTGGTTGGATTGTAAGTGGGACTCGAATTTGCCTTTATGTAAGTCGCGTCAATCCCAAACTGATCAATCAGTGGCGAGGGTATTGAAGAAAAGATGTCATCGACAAGTGACATGGCTCATCACAGCGGGTTGCTTGCCCAGCCGCCATAAGCAGGAAACACTTGGCCGCCTGCAAAGCGAATACGACGAGGGCGAAAAGCGCCTCCGCCGTAATAAGGGTCAACACGGGCAGTGCTGGTACGACTCACGTAGGGCTGATTGAAGCTCGGATCAATCATGTAGCGATAGAGAATATCCATCGCAAAAGGCGGGATATAATCAATGCCGGTTTGAGGAATATCGCCCTGCTTGAACTTTACACGTAGCGCCCCATCGCCCAGATCAACTTCTTCGTATTGATTTGTACTGCGAAGTGACGCACCACCATCATTCGTCGCAACTGCCGTATATCCACCGCCAGTTCCGAGAAACGCCGCCATGTAGGCAACGGCAATCTCAAAGTCAATGGGCAGCTCCTCTGCTGAAAGCTGTCGCCCATCAATTTTTATCAAACGTGGCCAAGTAAGAGATTGCGTATCGTCGATGATTCGCCCCTTCCATTTCAGGGGGTTGATGGTCATCGTCGCAGCAACAAGCGTCTGCTCTTTTTCGGTATTGCTCAGCGCAAGCCAAGCGGTAATACCTGCGCTAGCAGGTAAGTCCCCAAGCAACGACGTGGCCCTCGCAACGCTTAGGAAGGAGTTGGCGTTAGCCGCTCCCAGTGTCGATACGAAGGCCATGTGCTTGCCTCTCTAGGGCTCAGCCCTTGACGGTTGTGGTCTTGGTCTTAGGAGCGCTCACAGCGGCCTTCTTGGGCTCAGGAGAGGGCTCAGCAGATGCAGCAGGCGCAGGGCAAACAGCAGCTTCAGTCTCGGCCTTAGCCTTAAGCTTCGCTTCTTCTTGCTCACGCGCAAGCCGGAAAGTAGTGATCGACATGACGATTACTTGATAGTGGAAAGCCCCTCCGAAGAGGGGCAGTTATCACAACAGCGATCAGATGTAGCAGCGAAGCTGCGTGATCCGAATGTTGCGGTCATCGGTGAACACCTTGTCCCAGTTGGTGCCAGTAGCAAGCTCAGCATTGGTAGGAGCATTGCCAGCAGCATTGCCGGTCCAGCTGATCCCATTCGGATGCACCAGATAGTGCGTCCGGTTGATCAGGTAGTCGATACCCTTCAGGGAATCGCGGTCGGTTTCCAGCGGGGTCTTGGCAGGAGCAGTTGCAAAAGCAAATGCGCCAGGGCCGAAGAAGTAGGTGTGCAGCACATCGGCACCGCCAGTACCAGCGCCAGCATCAACCGGCAGGGTGTCGTCAACGAACACCGGGCGACCCAGATAGGTGCCCAGCTCAAGACGTTGAGCAGACAGGCGGGTGTCAAGCTGAGAGGTGGTCGAGGCGGGCTCGATCAGATCCAGCTTCATCAGGGCGTAATACACACGGGAGTGCATCAGCACACCAGTGAGTTCTTGGCCTGCATCACCCAGCTTGGCGATGGCATCCACCATCACGCTCTGGGAGAGCTGAGTGGAGGTGCCGCCAACGGCGTGAGAAGAAACCAGGGGACCGCCAGTAGCGAACAGACCCTTGATCGTGGAGATCAGAGTGGTCTGCATGTCGCGCACCCAATACTGACCAGTGCGACGAGCAATGGCCTGCATGGGGTCAGAACCAGCCAGTTCACCAGCCAGATCCGAGGCTTTCCAAGCCTTACCACGCATGTTGCGCACGCCGGTCTGCACATCACCAGCCAGAGTGGCGGCGGTCAGACCAGAAGTGTCATCAAGGATTTCAGAGTCACCAGTCAGATCACCGAAGAACGGCAGATCAATGGTCTTGCCGCCTTTGGCGAACTCAGCCTGGATGGCAGAGTTTGTAACCATCAGACCGGACGTAACAAGAGCGTTACGGTTTTGCAGCTCCTCCTGCTGATATTCCAGGAAAAGCTGAGGAATAAAAGGAATGCCAGCGAGGAGCATTGTCTTTGCCTCAAGTGAAAGTATGAACGAGTGCTAGCAGCACAGCTGCCAAGCAAAGGGTTGCGGTACAACCGCGATGCGAGCAAGGCTCGACTTCACGAGGCACAGCCTCTAACAGTCAAAGAATAGCAAGAGGTAAGGGCTCTAGCGCTTCTTGCTGGTGTACTTGCGCTTTTTCTTGTCTTCCTCTTTTTTCTTGCGCATCCCACTTTCGCTAGCAGCAATTGCAATTGCTTGGGCGCGACTTGTAACTTTGCGCCCAGAAGAGGATTTCAACTTACCCTCTTTGAACTCTTTCATCACGTATTCAAACTTAGTCTGCTTCTTGGACTTTTTCATTACACGTAGAGCGATTTAATAAAAAAGCCCCACCGAAGCGGGGCGCTGCACCTGAAAAATAGATCAGGGGGTAGTGTCGAGAGTCCAGCCCTTGCCAGTGGCAACGGCTTTTTCGCCCGCAGAAACAGTGGCATTGCCAGCAGTTCCGCTGATGTCCAGGGTTTGAGTCCCGGTCACGGTGGGCAGGCCGGCAAACAGCTCCACAAGGTTCTCGCGGGTGAAAGCAGCAGGAATCACGTAGATACTGCCACTGGCCATTCCGGCGTCATAGGAGACACGCAGAGCGGTGATGGCCTCTTCGACTGCCGAGGTGATCTGGCGGCCAATGATGTTGCGGTCGGTCTTGAAGGGCATGGCGAATGAGTTGAGCGCTCACCTACATGCTAGACAGACCCACCGTGAGCCACTTTACAATAATAGAATGAGAAACTATCTACCATTTAACGCGGTGGGACCAGTACCTTGCAGAAAACTTATCTGGGCTGGAATCCTGCGCATTATGCCTCGCGTAATATGAACGCCTTCTAGCCTTCTCCTTCTCGGTTTTTGGGCTATCACCGGCACCCTTTACTCCTTGCTGTCCAAATCGCACAAGCTTAATCCTGTCGCCCTGTTTCACAAGGACAGCGTGCGACTTGGTTGGGTGATTCGGGGTTCTTTTGGGCTTGTTGTAGCCGGAAAATGTCTCACCCCTATAAGTAACAGACATTTTGTAAAATACTCTAGCCACAGCGTAGCAATAAAAAGCCCCCCGAGGCACGCTCCCGAGAGGCTTGAGGTCTTCGTCAACCAAGTTCAGCCTACATCGACTGCACTGCTCTGCCCAAAACAGGATCAAGCTTGCCAGCGAGACGAGCTTCATTCATCAAGCGCTTTGCCTTGTCGGGATCTTTTTGTAGCAGCTCAGCGGCCTTAGTCGCGTTAACACTATCCTTGCTGAAGGGGTTGTTTGAATAAGTCGTTGTTGCAGCACGAGTTGTCGTCATGCCCGACCCAGTTGCACCACTACCGGCGAAGTAAACAGCAAATTCTTCGTCGTCACGCAGTTTTGTAACGGCGTCACGCAAAGAAACGGGATCGTCTTCAGACCCAAAAACAACGGTGCTTTCGTCGTCAAGAAGACGAAACTTCTCCTTCATCAACTTGTAAAGATGCGAAGGGCGACGACATTCGGCTTTTGATAGCTCGTCTGTCACAAAACGCTCAAGCTTGCTTTCACGACGCTTCTCACGTTCTTGATTGCGCTCGTTTTCAAGCTGCTCGTTTGTTTTGCGCAGATCAGTCAGCTCTTTGCGCAGCGATGCAAACTGCGCCTTCATCGCTTCGTTCATCGCGTCAGCAGGCGTTTGGCCTTGAGCCTGCTGCTGCGGTTGAGCCTGAGGCTCGGACTGGCTATCGTCACTATCTTCCTTCTTGCGAAGCCCTGCAATGCGCTCAGCGATTGCATCTTCATCAAGATCGTCACTCAGCTCAATGCCAGCGACTTTCAAAAAGCTGTCAACCGTCTTCTTCTTTTTGAGATCCTTAAGAAGTCCTTGATTTGTTGCTTTCAGCTTTGTGCTTTCACTTTCAAGGCTCTCAGTGCGCTTTTCCAGCGCTTGAATAGCAGCAAGCGCCTCTTCAAGGGTTTCGGGTACCTGGGCGGGCATGTAAAGACATGAGTTGACTCGTTAAATAGTAGCACTATCAGCTTCGTCTAGCTCAACAGAAGCCTCCATGATCTCAAGATCACGGCCCTCGCTCGCAGGGGACGTGTTATCGACTGGCACTTGCCCGCGATTTATCATCTGCGCCCCACCCGCAAGCCCTAGCTCACGTGCAGTCTCGGTTCCATCAAGATCCATGTCACTCAAGAGTTGCTTCACGCTGAAGTCAGGCAACCCTTCAAACATCTCGCCCGCCTCCAGCATCCGCAGGAACATTTCAATCGTGATCGCGTTGCTGTCCTTGAACAGCGAACTGAGCGCCATCACTTGCTGAGAGTGCAGCTTGACGGGAATGAAGTTCTTGCTGATGGTTACGCGCACCTCGGGAATGCTGCGATAGGCGGCGGCATAAAGCAGTGCTCGATTCAACGCATCCTCAAGCCCCTGCACAAGCACAGCAAGCTGCGAATCGCTCTGAGAGCGGTCTAGGAGCTTCGCAAAGCCGCTTTCCGCCTGCGTCTTGCCCGTTGTCATAGCAACAGCAGCAAGGCGCTCCATGGCCTGCTCAATGCGCCTCAGGTTCTCCAGCG